TATGTGTAGAATCTAAAGTCAATCCTGTTTCTGGCTGAAATCTTGCTATTCTTCCGCCCAAAGTAGTTCCATGTCTATCATTATCTTGTAATGTTATAACATCTCCTGGAACAAGGAAAGCAGCGTCTATAGAAGTAGAAAATTTAACTAATTCTGTTTGATTTACTGAAGTCCATAATTTCCATCTACCGTATCTAGTTGCTTGACCTTCAGAAGTACACCCAAAAGCCATAGCTTCTTCAGAAATAATTTTTCCAGTATTTGCTATATTTTCCGAATCTTCTACAATTAAAGGCTCAATTCTATAGTTAGATCTGGGATTGTTCCAACTAACTACTATCTGATTAGCTCTAGTTTTGGAGCCTGTTCCTTCGTAAACAAACTCTCCGTTTATTACATTTGTTTTATTAAATACGTATATAGGGTCTTTTGATTGGTCAGCAATAGTCGTTACTTTACCATTCATCCAATAGATAAGACCTAAGAATGTAGTAGCCATATCTTTTAAAACTTTGTATGCATCAGTAGCTTTTGTTAGGTATATGTTTGCTCTATATCTAGGCTCTTGCCCGCCTTTTCCATCAGGAACCAACTCATCACAATATTTTGCAACTCTGTATAAAGAAAAAATATCAACATCTTCTTCGGTTACCCAGTCACCTAACCCGTACCTATTATTAGTAAGAATATCATAAAATATCCAAGCAGGATTATCTGTGTAAGCAGGAAAAGCTCTAAATGTTCCATCCCACAGACCAGTATATGAAGCAGCAGCACCTCCGTACAGACCTCTAGGGGTATAGTTTGAGGGGATTTTTACCTTTCTGCCAAAACACTCATAAGTTCGAGTAGGGGTATTAGGGAAGTTTTTAGACGTAAAAGCCACCTGAGCAAGTGCAGTTAATGGATAACTTAAAGGAGTATAGATTCTAGATACGAGTCGAGTAATACTTGATGTTGCGTGCATTTTACCATCTTCACCTGCATCCTCAGTACCTGTAACAACAGTTATTGTTTCACCATCGGGATTAATTGTTACGTCCTCTATAGGATGCAACCCTAGACCATCAAATCTAGTTAGCCTTTCTACTTTCACATTAAAGTCATCAAAAGGTTTAAAGGGTGTTAAATTTATAGTCAGTAACCGAGTCACAGGGGTTTGAGTCTTATGAGAATGACTCATAGGGTCATCTGCAGAATAAATTTCGACATTAGTTCTTACATTATTTCTAATAAGTTGTAAAGTTACGGCATATTGTGCAACAGCATCAAACTTGTCGCCATTTGTTTCGTCGATTACATATAGTGAGTTATAAGAAAAAGTAAGGTCAATTTCATCAACGGCTGAAGCCTGTGCTGGAGTTAGATTAAAACCTGCACTAGCTGTTCCTAAAAATTCTGCAGGGTCTGCAGGTGCTGTTGTCGTGTCACTATCATCGTCTTTAAATTCCAAAGGTTTCGCTTGAAAGCCTGAACCGTTGCCTATAGATATAGGGGCTCCTGAAGCAGCACCTCCATAAGATGTGAGAGGTAATTGATCTAGCTCTCCTGTTCTAAACTCTACCGCCACTCCTGGTAGTTTTCCTAGTCCACCATTTTCTACAATATCTGAAGGTTGAGAATTAGAATTTCCTAGAGTACCGTACTCATAAGTACCTGGAGTTACATTAGCATAGTCTGATGAAAGGGTTAAAGTGTTTGTACCAAATCCTGAAGCTATTGATACCCACTGAAACGCAGAGATAGTAAAAGTCTCATTTTGAACACTACCGGCCAGTGAAATGAACGCATCTACTGCTGATTCAGTAAGACCGAAACCTGAAGCATCAATGCTCGTACCATTAATATTGTCAAAGGTAATAAAACCCAAAAAAGCGCCACTTTTATCGCCATGCAATTGCCCCATATAACTAGGCGTCTCTGTGTTTGGAACCGTAAAGGGAAACATATTAGTTACATCAGCAGGAAAATCAGCACCAGTTTTAGTAAGTCGAAGTTTATATATAGTAGCTCCAGTAATTACATTTGTACCTGTTGGTACTTTTTGTATGCCAGTAATAGTGCCGCCAAAATTATTATTCTTTACTATTGTTATTGTGTTCGTCCCTAGTATAACACCAGTTGGAGCAGGCTGAATTCTATCGTCTACTATACTTGTTGTTACAGTAAGGTCTCCATCAAAGGTTACTGTTGGTATAGGAGTATTATCCACGTCATCTCCTGGAATGATAGTATCAGTATAGTTACTACCTGTATCGTCTATCGGGTCATCATTTAAGTATACACTTTTTGCCCCTTCGACTAGTCCTACTATTGGACCTTCTGAAATTAAATCAACAACGTGAAGCTGATGAACTCTAGCAAAAGCTTGCTTAGTTAAATCACTACCAGCATCTTGTGCTGCAATTGTATCTCTATGATTTGTACTCATTATGCTGGCCCCGCCATTCCGCCGCCCAAATTCATAGACCAGCTACCGTTCATACTACCTATAGCTCCTATACCTGTTGTTGCGACTGAGTTATCGTTTGCCTTTACATCAAAGGATACCGGTCTTCCAGGAACTCTTAATCTTCCATAAAGAACTGGGATAGGGTCTCCTTCTACAATGTTTTGCTCACTACCGTTGAATAAATAAGATTGAGGTCCCGAAGTATCTACAGAGGGGTCAGGAGCCTCCGCCATAGCAAGAGAGGTTAGTGTAAGGTTCAAACCCATAGTAAACATAGCAAAACCTACCTGCTGAGAACTGAATGCACCAAATGCTAAAAAGTCTCGTGTTGCACCAAAGTAACCTACCGCCATTAAAGCAACTCCTAGAACAATTCGTAGCCATTTCTTTTTTGAACCTCTTGGAACAGGGGTTAAAGTAAAATCTCCTTCTTTTAAAGGAAGAGTACGTTCATTTTCTTCCATCTCTTTTCCCGCTACTTCTAAGGCAAAATCTATCCCTCTGTCTCCAGATTCTTGTAAGTACTTTCTAAATTTTCCATCAAAATTAGCATCTAATAGGCCTACAACATCTCGTAAACTAGAAACATCTGCTTCAAATTCTTTTACGAAAAGTTCTCCTATTTCTCCTTCTAAGTATATCTTACGGTTCATAACGATAAATTTCCTTTAAATACTGTATCCAAAACGGGTATAAGTTTTCTCTACAAGAGAGTCGGTTTGCGGCATGATGAAAGAATACATCATTACCTAAAAATATTCCACAGTGATTATTAACTTTAGAATCTACACTAAAAACTAAAAAATCACCTACTTTAGGCTCTTCTACTTTCTTAAAGCCCCAAGTGTTTATATGCTCTTCACAAAAATAATCAATTTGTTTATTCCAAAAATCATCTTCGTATGCCATTCTAGGAGGTATCTGAGTGCCTTGCTCTAAGTACCAATCTCTAGCTGCTTCGAAGCAGTCTTTTTGTCCAAATACATACTCTCTACCTATTAAATCAGTTTGTTTATATTTAGGTTCCTGTATATGCATCTCCATACTTGGGTAGCTAAATATATAATAAGGCAAAGATAGTGCATTACAGTTATTTATGTCCGAAGGTGAAGGCTCACAAGTAGCATCGGGATGACTATGTACAATTCCTACAATATTTGCTTTCTTTCTTATATCTAAATATTGCTTTGAATCAATTACAAAATCTTCCTCATGTTCTGCTACATTAGTGCAAGGAAACCATTCTAGTTTACCTTGTACAATTCCTAGTACTCCACACCCTTCTCTAGGGTATTCTTTTTCAAAATGTTCTTGTATATCTACTAGTTTATTACTTAAATTTAACACTTCCTGGGAATCCTCCAAAAGGTAGAGATAAAAAAGAAGGTTCTGTAGTTCTTGTTAAAGTATCTTCCACAAGGGAAGCAGAGCCATCAAATAACGGGTTAAGTTTAGCATGGTATCTTGATTTACAAGAGTTTAAAGTTTTACCACACAAATCTATTCTTTTCCATACTATACCGGAATCAGTGCCGGGCGTAACAACTGTCGTATCTGCAACAAGTTTTCTCCATATTTTGTTTGAATGCCGAACTACAGCATTAATCGCATAAGTAGCTGAATTATTCCAAACTGTAAAAGGTATTACTTCAATCCAAAAATTAGCACTCCCACTTGGAGTTTCGGTGTTGGTATCACTTAAACTTCTCCAATGCTTTCCTGAGTGTGTAACATATTTATTGTTGGCATAAGTACCTGCAGTCCAAGCACCTCCATTACCCGAACCAAGTGTAGCTGCAGTAAGAGCTGTTGCATTTGCTAGAGGTCTATCGTTTGTGTCAAAAAATACTTCTATTTCTATAACGTTGCCTGAGGCATTTACGTGAGAAATCTTATTGTCTGCCTTCCAGCTACAAGCACCCCTACCTTGAGCTAAACCTTGATATTCCCAAGAGCAATATTTTCCTATAAGTATTCTGTTTGGCAGTTTTATATTATCTACGTCGAAGGGGGAGGCTAGTTCGAATTGAACCATTGTTCTATCTTCAGTAGCTATTCTATCTATATAATATCTTCTGTAAGGCATTTCTTCTGGAGATGTTGCACTTGTTCCTCCCACTAAAAATTTACGTAATGTTGTTCTTCTTGTTAGTTTTTTACCAATTAAATCATTATATTTAAATGACTGTGCCTGAATAGCTGCTCTAAATGCAGATAGAACATTTGCAATCGTAATAGTAGGACGATTGTTTGCACCTGTAGCTGTGGACTATATGCCTTCTAGTAACATAGGAACTACTGTATAGGTATTTGCTTGACTAGTATTATTCTTACTTGTATCTCCTATAGGATGAAATTGTACGTCTGTACTATCTTCTTCAAAACCTCCATAGAAAAACAAGGTTGTTGTATCATTTAACTCTAGCTCAAAAAGGTCTACAAGTCCAGAGTCTATAGCCAGAGTTTGAGCATCTGTTGTAATAATGTTGTTTGTCATACTTCATAGACTCGATTAAAAGTTGCTGTTAAATTATAAAAATCAGTATTGGCATATGTAGTGCTGTAAGTACTACAAATTACTTTTATAGTTGCTTCGTTCCCTCCACTGTTTGAATCTGGATAAGTAAAGTTAAAAGACGTTACACCTTTTACTGTATCTAAAAAAGTAGAAATATCATCTATTTCTGCTTTCGTTCTATTTTGAAAGGCTACACTAAAACTTTGTTCTAAAGAGTTTATTCCTTGAGCAATACGCTGAGAATAACCATCACCAAATATAGACGTTCTAACTTTGGGGGTAGTAGTTTTAGTAAGAGACCTATCTGGTAAAGCTCTTGTGCTTCCATCAAGTAGTAAAAAACCTAATGCCATTATGCTGCTCCGTAAGGGCTAAGTATTCCGCCCGATCTTTTTTGATTTTGTAATTCTTTCTGTACTGCTTTAGCGATTGCTCTTCCCATTCCTGCTGATTCCATATCAGAAGCATCAGCACCTTCTTCTGTCGCGTTTCCGTCTTTATCAACGTGAACATTTACAGTAACATTATTTACTTGCCCCGCACCTTTCATATCTACAGGTATTGACTTACCATTTGGAAGAGGTACTACTGCTTCGGTTCCATGTAACATAGCGGGATATCCGCCTTGAGGGCCACTTGCTACTCCCCCTGTAGAATAACCTTTCTTCCCTACAATGCCTCCATATCTAAACTCATCAAAAGTTAGTCTTGCAAAATCAGAACCTCCAGTATCAATATTATCACCACCAAAACCTTGTCCGATAGTTGGCATAAAGCCTGAAATCAATTGTTTTAGTAGATATACTGCAATCATTTCAGCAACAACCTTAGACATAGCTTGTAAAATTGACATTGCCATATCGTTAAACGCATCTTTAACACTTTTTGTGCCTTGAATAATATCGGTAAATGCTCTAGTCATTCCAGACTCTAAATTTTCTGCCAGAGTTCCATTAATCCTTCCAATATAGCTAAAGTTTTCTTCAAGTAAGTTTCTTTGTGCTCTTAATTTGTTTGTATTTGCTTCGTTTGCCGCAAGCTGTTCAACACTTAACGTTGTTTGACCTGCCGCAGCTAGATTCCTCTCATGTGCAAGTGCAAGTAGTTGACGGTCTAATTCTGCAATCTCTCTCTTATGTTGCGCTTCTTTTTGCATGAAAGGAAGTTTATTCATCATGGCTTTTGCCAACGCCTCCTCAGCTGGAGCACTTCCTTTTGCCAATGTTGTTGCATCTGATAATAAACTAGTTCCTGTTGTTTTTAGTTGTGCCTCAGCCGCGCTTTTTGTCAAGGTCTGCATTGCTTCATCGCTTAGTCCAAGAGCTGTTTGTAAATTAGCCAAAGCAGCTGTATCAAGGAATTTTGCAAGTATTCCATCTTCTGGTATTTGAGTCATACCTTCAAGGCTGCTCTTAAAACTATTAAATATATTTACTAGTTTAGTAGTTTGACTTTCTGAACCCTTAAGTTGTGTTTGCAGTTCGGAAAATTGTTCAGCAGCTTGAGTTATGCCTTGAAATGCATTTGCTTCGGCATTCAAAGATATAGATAAATTATCGTGCCCATTTCTTACTTCATCTATAAGTCCTACGCTATCAGCTAGGGCTTGGTTATATGCTATAGCCCCGTCTTTAGTTTTGAGGTTTTCTTTTGATGCAGCTTGCAGTGTAGTTTTAAGTTGTCCAAGTTTTGCATCAAAAGCGGAAGTATTTCTTCCAGCAGCTTGAGCTCTTTCACTTGCCATCTCCATAGAGGTTATAAAGGCAGTTAAAGGGCCTTCCTCTGCTAGCATTGTGTCCTGTCCTGCTTGAGCCATGGCAAGACTCTCGTCCTGTCTATTAAAAGTTGTAACCTGTTGTTTCTTTCCAGATTTCCCCATACTTCTCATACTGGTTGTAAATGCACTATCTACATTTACTCTACCAATTTTATCTAAGAGTGCTCCCGAGCCTTTTGCAGATAGCTGATTAAACATATTTGTTTGTTGAACAAGTCTACCCATCACAGAGTCTGCTGCTTCTAATTTAAGTAAAGTATCTGCAACAGCCTCGTTTTGTTCTTCGAAACGACTTTTTAATTTTGATGCAGTATCTTCCATTTGTTTCAGTTCTGGACTCTTTAAAAGATTAATTAGCTCTTTACCAAGACTTACAGCTAGAGTAATCATACCTACGATTGCGATTGCATTCATGGCTCTACTTGCAAACTTTGCTAGTCCTCCCAGACCTGCTTTCATTGTTCCCATGACTACACCATGTTCTGCTTGCATTATTTTAAGATTAGCAATTACTCCGAGTGTGTACTTTTTAAACCCTGTTGCATTTGCTGCCATTGTACGAGCATGGTCTGCTTGTATAAGTTTTAAATCTTTTTTGATCTGATTTCTTTCCATTTTGGAAAGGTTAAGAACCGTAGATGTTTTTGATCTTGCTGCTTTTTCAAGAGTTTTCATACTACTGAAATCGCCTTTAGCAGCTTTTGCACCTGCCGCAGAGCTTGGATCAGCTATACTAGAAATACGTTGTTTTGCACCTTCTGTCAGCTCACTTAGATTTTCCATATTTACAGTAGGAGCAAGTGCTCTTGTAATACTCACACCAAGAAGTGCAAAGGCGGAAGCCAAAGCTGCCACATTTTTTGTAAATACGTCAGCAATAAATTCTGCAGGACCAACAACAGCTCTTTGAATACTTTTTACGAGATCATCAAAGGCTTTACCAAGTCTAGCAATATCGTTTACGTTGTCACCAACGTCTTCGAATTTTTCTTCAGCCTGTTTCAGTGTTGCATTTACTACTGCTTGAGTTTTCTCAAAAGTAGTCAGTTCTCGACCTGTTATATCAAGAGCTTTTTTATAGTCCTTTGTAACTCGTTCTAGACGAATAATAATACCAAGTTCATCCAATAGTTCAGGTTCGGCTTTGATAGCACCTCTAGTTAAACGTTGGAATGCATCAGTTGTATCTCTACCCAATGCAGCTGCTGCATTTTTAGCGGCTGAGCCAAGTCTTTCTAGCTGATCTGGGCTTAGACCTGCGGCTCTACCAATAGCTGCTGCTTGTGATGCTTCTTGAAAGCTAATAATACCACCCGAAGCCTCTTGAATACGAGAGGTGAGTAGTTTCATATTAAGACCGGTTCTAGATGTGTATTGTTCTTGGGCAGCTTCTAAAGCTCGTAGATCACCCGCATTTTTTAAGAACTGGAATGCGGCTGAGATTGCGAATATATTTGCTGCAAGAGTTGCATATGCAGCTACAAGACCACCTGTGCCTTGTGCCATTTTAGAAAAGTTTTTAGTAGCGTTAGAAGAAGCCTGTGCAGTACCTTTTAGATTTCGGTCTGCGGTTCTGGAATGTTTTGCAGTATCTTCCAGGCCTTTGGCTGCTTTTTTCGACTCGAGACCTAGCTTTTTAGTAGTGCCCTTATCATCTACTTTTACGTCTATTTCAACTTTATTCTTTGCCATTAGCCCGTAATATTATGGGTAAAGTTTCCTCCACCGCTCGAAGATTTTCTCTTTCTCTCTTCCGATTTTCTTTTCTTTTCTGACTTCTCTGCTCTATGGCCTATTACTATTCCTTCATAGAGTTTTAAATAATAAATCATTTCTTTTGGATCTTCTACTTCATATAAGTCAAAAAAGTATGGAATATTATGCCAGTTTTTCCCCATATAACTTCCTGACATACCATCCCATATATCTTCCATTAATCCAAATATAAAAAATGCCACTTGGACATCTACAGGGAACTCTGCAGTATCTAGCGGCATCTTATTGGGATCTGGTTCTTCACCTAGCTGTTCACAGATTTTTAGATATTTATCTGTGTTAATGGTTTGATCCTGTTGTTTTACATATCTCTCAAATAGGTCTCGAAGAGATGCTATTTGTTCCCAGTAAAATTTTCAAGATCACTCACTGTTTCTGTTACCCAAGTATCAAAGTCTGTAGAGTTTTTCATTAGTAGCTCTGCATTGTCTTGAGTATACAAAAGTTCATCATTTAAGTCTAGGGCTGATACATCTACCAAAAGAAGCTCTTCTAGGTAACGATATTTTAGTCCTGACCATCCTTTGATTACACCTTTGCAGTATTCAGTAACAAATCTGTCTTCATCAAGTATTTCTTCTGGTTGACGAGTCTTTTTATCAAATTTTGTGGTTACGCACTTTTTACGAATTTTTACCATTTCTTCTCGTGCTAGGTAGCACAAATCAATAGTAAAGCCTTTATAGCCTGGAAAGTCTACTTTTACTGTTTTACTTGGAGTCATAAGACTTGCCAAAGAAATAGGGGTATCGCTCATATTTTGTTATCCTTGTTAAATTTGTGGGATGAAAAAGGGGTGAAAAACCACCCCTTATTTCGATTTTCTATTACATAGTATAGTCGAAAAGACCATCAATGTCAAGAATTATTTTTTGCTATGTTACAAAGTTTGACCGATGTACTTCATAGTTGCTTCGTTAGTACCTTCTAGTGTGCTTGGTAGAGCATGGAAATTAGTTTCCAATGATATAATATCATCAATAGAATGAGTCGGAATCTCTAAGTGACAAGTTGGCATAGTTACGTGGAACTGAGGAGCTGTTGAAACTTCTCCACCAATCTTGAAAGTAAGACCAAAACTGTTAGTAGTAGCACTTGTATCTTCAATCAAATCTTCAAACAGTTCGCCACTCTTAGTATCATCTTCATTATCTAAATAACAAGTAAAGTTACCTGTTATACTACGAGTACCTGTTACGTGACCAATAGGCTGATTCACAACCCCTAAAGTATCTGGAGTTAAGAAAGTCATATTATTTGAGAAAGTAATATTACCTCCTGTAAGTACTACATCATACGAAGCACCATAAGGACTTGTGTTAGTGCCTGTTAGAGTTAATGAAGTAAGTCTGTTACGAATAAAGTTAGACGTAGCAGTAGTGCCTTCTGTAACTGTCGCAGCTGGAGTTGTAGTACCCTGCTCTGTAATTAACTTACCAAAACCTGACCAGTCAATTTGAGCAATGCCTTCAATATCAAAATTAATAGTTGCTTCGTTTACACAGCATCCTTCAATTTTGTAAACTGTGTTATCTGTACTTTGTCTTGCGCCCATAATGAAGAAAATATCAAACTCACCTAAAGTTGCTTTGTTCGAGCTAGCGAAGTCAATAGTTGTATCATTTGAATTACGAGTAAAGCCTGTGAAATCTTGAGCCGCATCACCTGCTCCAACACTACCAAGATCTACAACAATATCTTCATCAAATATAGTAAGAAGTTCAGTTACTGTTGCGGTAACTAGACTATCAGCCGCTACTGCTGCTGCGAATACTTCTTTCGAGATTTGAAGTACATCAGTAGCATCATATCCACGACCGCCTTCTATAATACTTGAAGTAGCACTTGCGATTGTAGTTGCAATTACTGTGCTGGTTCCAGTACCGCTTCTTGTAAGTGTAAATTCAATTACTGCTCCCGAACCGCCACCATTACTTGATGTTTGACATTGTACAGTAACTACTCCGTTATCGGTACGAATTTTTTGAGCAACAGTTGCTTCTGAACCAGTCGCTGTAGTTGAAGGTAAGTCTGTAGAACCTCCACTTACAGTTACATTAGTAACAGCTCCCGCTGCATTACTGTTTGTATAGTTTGCATCACCTACAAAAGCTGCCCATAATAGCTCTTCAACTGCGTGATGGTCTGTAACAGCAGAAGCTGCACCAGTACCACCACCCGCTGATTTAAAGGGTCGAATGTATGTAGAGAAATTCCACTCGGCAGGTGCGAGAGAATCATTGAACATTGCCTTACCACGACGAACAGTGCTGGATGCTCCAGGTGCTGCCATTTCTTGCAGAGTAATCTCTGAAGTGTTTGTTGCTTGAGAGAATGAAAAGCCATCCAAAACAGGAAGTTCCCAACGATCAGAACCTTTCTGTAGAACGACTTTAGTATCTCTACTAAAATATAATAAATCTGCCATAGTTTTCTCCTATGTATCTTGAAAAGACAAGGACGTGAACTTTTGTTCGTGCCTGTATTTTCTAGTATCGAACCTCTATAGTCATCTCACCGACTCCTAAAGGCTCAAGTACACCTTCATCAGTATCAATACTAATGATAGTGATTTGTTGAGTATATTGAGTCTTACCTCTTCTATCCTCATATTCTAAACGTGAATTACTTTCTAGTACCGTTTCTACGTCTTCTAATAATTCATCTAATGCTAATACTGAATCTTCTGCTTGTACGTAGCAACGTAGTGTAACAGAAAGAAACCTATCTTTATAACCGTTTCCTTGATACTCTCGAGTCTCAGAACCGGCATTGAGATGAACTGCAGGAAACTCCTCTACTTCATCCCAAAACTTCAATCTGGGGGAGATATTTTCGTTTAAGTTAGTAAGAAAAAATCCCTCTCCATTTATATCTTTTAATTTCTCAACAAGAGCATTTACAATACCTAATCGTCGTGTTGTGTAATCTCTTGTTGCCATTATATTCTCCTAGTATAGAATCGTCCGATTGCAAACTCTGCTGCTATTTCTCGGATAGATCTGTCAATTAATCTTCTTGGGTCTCTTTCAGGAGTTGCCCATCTAGCATCTCCAGTTCCAACTTCAAACACTTGGTAAGGGTTTCTTTTATATGTATACCCTATACTGGGGTATCCCTTACTTGTTTGCATTACATCTGTTACTTTGACGCTATCTGCGAATGTACCGCTACGATTTTCAAGAGCTGGCGCATTCATATTTTTTCTTACAGTATCGGGAAGTTCTTTATTCAGCGCTGTTAAGAGTGCTAGTGGCTGACCGCTTATACTTTTTGCCGCTCTTCTCTTTGCTTTTGTCTTTCGAGGCTTGACTCCTACTTTGACTGAGCGACCTCTTGGATTTTTACCTTTAGAATTTACTTTCCCTTTATGCGATTTTTTAGCTTTTTTAGTATCAGGCCCAGATACTTTTACTTTCTTATTATTCTTTAAAGGGCCTACAAAGTTAGATACTACTATTTTTGCTCTTTTTTGTACTGAAGAGTCTGACCCTTCCATATAGGCAAACTCTTCAGCAAATTTTTCAACTTCCTTTTTTAGTAATTGATTTAATTTACCAACCTCTTTTTTATCTTTTGAAGCGGATTTCCTATTTAAATTCTTACTTTCTAACCCTACAGTAATTGTATCTATAGGAGGGCCTTTATCAGATTTCTGTACTGAGATACTTATTGAATCTTGTAAATCTGTTAAAAACTTGTTTACTATTGAACTTGTATTTTTGTCCGAAAAACCGCCTATAACCTCTTCCATTACTTGAGCTCTTTGACTGTTTACAGCAGCTCCCTTTCCATGCCCAATATCTAGAAAACCTTGTCCTCTTGCGGAGATTTTTTCTCTTTGAAAACCTTTACTGCCTTTATTTAACTCTCTTAGCTTTTTATTTAAAGCCTTCAATAAAGGTCGTTGTGCGATTTGTTTTTGTCTTTTAAAAGTGTTAAAAACATTCGCTGATTTTTGTGGCTTTGATGCAAGAATAAAAGTAAAGCTGTTTTTATTTCCTACTAAATCACTACTTATTGTCCATTTTTGTTTATTAGCATTGTAGTTAGTAGGGTTAAAATGGTCGTACAAAGTATGTACCATTTTTTTAACGCCATCTCTTACTATCTTTTTTGTCGCTGGAGTAAGTTGTACCTTTCTGTCAGAACCTTCGGGGTTCTCTCTTATGTACATCTCATACTCAACTTGTTTAATAATATCTTCTACATCTAAAGATATTTCATGTACTTTAAAATCACTTACTCTTTTACGGAACTCCTCTGAACTTTTGAACTC